CATCGAACATGCCATATTCAATAATGGCGGATGTATCAGTAGAAAGAGCCGCACCAAACGAAGCGCTGGTGATTCGACCAGTCTGATAAGGCCAGGCTTGCTTGGTAACCAGGCTGGCTACATTCCCGTTTGCTGAAGCAACCTTAAGGCGACATTCAGCCGCTGATTGGTTCAACAGGTGGTTCACCTGGGTGACCTTTGATCCAGCAGTAGTTTGCTCACTGATGGCCCAGATATTTGGGTCGACATCAATGAGGTTGGTATCATCAAAGATCGCCAAAGGCGTCTGGACACGAGGGATACCCAGAAGATCATCCCGTACCTGAGAAGGCGCGGAAAGATTATCTAGAATCGGGATCGGAGTTTGATCCGATGCAACAACAACAGGGAGTGAATTAGCGGAAGTATTCTGACCAGCCGGAACAGGCGTGGTTCTGCCTACTGTTACAACTGAAACGCCTTCTTCTACACTGGCCATAAAGTTTTACCTAGCTGACGGAATCTCTGGAAATACGAGGAAGGACTTCTAGAGTCCCGATTGCAAGTGTGTCTTCTTTATAGACACTCACCGATCCTTGAGTTGATCCAACTGAAAATGCGGGAGCACCTGCAGTTGTTGGGTCAATTTCAAATACAGTGGTACTAATAATTGAAAGTTTATTAGCGTTGAAATCAACCCCATCATAAACACTTTGGCCGGTTCCAGACAGAATGATCTGGTCTTCAACGGTAAGCCTGTGGGCGGCAGAGGTAGTAATACGAACCTTGTTTGCAGTTACGCCGCCTGCAGTCGTAAATGATGTGCCTGAAGAAATAGAACTAATGGTGGCCTGTGGTGAGGAAAAGTACTCACGCAAATCCCATAAAAACTTGCCCTGTAACTCGTCAGAAGGATCAGCAGCAATGGCTAAACCAGACTGTGATTCACCACGCTCTGTATACCCAAGAGGCACATTTCGACCCAAAGCCTCGGTCTGACGACTGGTTAGCTTCAGAGCGATCTTGCCTTTAGCTGCATCTAGCTCAACAACACCAAAACTGTCGACTGAAGAAGACGGGGTGGTGCTGTCATTGAAGAAACGGCGGATGTCGGCCACCAAAACAGAACTTGAAAAATCATGCGGTGTCCCCCATGGTTTCTCTATGTTCAGGTACAGCTCATCAAAGCTGTCACCCTCTCGTACAGTTACTGCGATATTGTCAAGAGCCATTAGTTACTTACCGAGTAGCTTGCGTAACAACCGAGACTGAGGAGTATTAGTTGCTCCAAGTTGCGGTTCTTCTGGATTAGTACGAGCTTTATCTAACTGTAACTGATGTAGCTGTACGACTGATTTATAATACTGGGCATTAAGTTCAAGAAGTCGTTTGATCTCGCCCTCAAGGCGATATACCCTGGATTGCAATGCTGCAGGAGGTACGGGCTTCTCCAGATAAACAGTATTGGTTACAGGTTCAGAAAACTCACTTAGTTGTGCGATGGTTTGATCACGTTGAGCTAAAACCAATTCAGAAGTCTTTTTATATCCTCTAAGTTCATCCTGAAGCTGTTTGATCCTTAAATTGGCTTCAACCAGATCTGTACTGAGTTGGCTGTTGTCGTCAAGAGTATCGGTAAGCTCGCTCGCAACACGCTTTAACTGAACACGCTCGTATACAGACGCCTTAGGGGCAGTTTGTTGAGCAGTCTTCTTAGAATTATCTACCCCTGGAGTCACGTCATAGCTGGGAATGGAGGGCACCCTCCAACGTAAAGTGAAATCGGTACGTCGGATGTCTCCATCTTGCTTGTAGCCGATCAAATAATGAACTCCAGCGGGTGTGGGGTCAAGTGCAATGTCTATAGAACCTTCAGTGACTGGATAAACACGTTCGTCCCTAGACACACCAAAAAAGGGTGCTGAAGGCTTGACCACCAACACACCAGTACGATCATCTGAGAATAATTTGCCGTGTACTCTGGTCACAATTAGACCTCGCGATAACTAAGTGAAATACCGACGTTGGCTGTACCTGTTAAAACAGCATTAATCTTTTCGCCTGAATCAGACTCAAACAGCCCTAAAGCGTTGGATAGATGCACCGTCCCATTCACAGGTATGTAAATCTTGCCAGTGACGTTATCCGTTCCCCCTGTCTGAAACTGGATGTTGCAAGCGGCATCTGCACTAAGGGTCAAAGACATAACTCGGAGCTTGGTACTAGCAACTAAGGCGATAATGTCGGCACTTACAGCAGTGTCAACGGCTTTAAATTTAAAATCGTTGCTGAAGCTATCGTGAAAAGTGACAAGCCCATCTGTAGTGGCATTTGTACCAGAGGCGCGGATGTATGCGTCCGCTCCATTCGCATCTCTTCCGTATAAGGACATCAGACGAAACTAAGGAAAACTGCATTGTCTGAATCCGCAAAAGTTGTCGCGAACATAGACAAGATAAGCGTACCGGACGTTACCCAATTGGTTTTTGTGCCGTCACGAAGTATCGCTCTTATCCTTACTTTACCGCTAGCAGCATCACCAAGAGTTAGATCAGCCTGCGTGGTGTAAAAATAACCTTGACTTTCATACCGACCAAGAACTTCGCTATAAAGCTCAACCTCATAACGGTCGACACTGGTATCAGGCACTTCAGAACTAAATGCAGAGCCAGCATAAATAAAATCAAGCGCTCCTTGAGCTAGCTGAGAAGGCGGTTCCCAAAAAACAGTCAGGCGAGATGTTGGTTCAATAGCAGCCATTATGGTGACGGGTTGCGTACTTTAAAACTGATGCCATTAGCGCGTAATGCAGGATTTTGCCCACCACTTAAAAAGTGTGTGCCCCCATAATCCACTTCTTCCTTGTTGATATAGTCGTACTTAGCATGATCATATGTAATACCTATAACATTAAAAGTACCGTCTGCATCTTCCGTTATTTTTTGGATACGATAGCGATTAAATTGATTTAAAGAGTTATTAGTAGAGCCTTCATTGACAAGGATCCACATCATATTTGAACTAGGAAGCGATGAGAACGAACCCTGTAAGCTAATGCTAAATCCAGTTATAGAAGAAACCGTATTGCGTTGCACAACCCCAGCATTGGTATAGGTATATAACTTCCAATCGCCAGTGCCATAGTTGACTCCGCTGGTAAGCTGCCTGTCAACAACAAGCTTATTAGAGGTGGCAGAAACAATTCGACCACCTGATTCGATTCTGGTTTTTAATGGATCCCCAATAAGGCAGACATCCCCAGGAATCAACATTGCCCCCTCAGGGCCAACACTGAACATTACTGTTTCAGTGGATCTTATATTAGTTGCTAATGTATAACGACCAAGACGTTTAGCTAGGTTTCTATCAGTGCAACCGAGCGCTCGAATCTTTTTAAGGTTGTAACCATATTTCTGCATCGCATCTCGGTCTTCAACTAGAACCTTCGCTTCCTTGTAGAAGTTTGCACTGTCGATATAACTTACTTGTACCGCAGTGCTCCTGGCCTTACGTGCAGTCCCCTCATAAACAAACGCAGGCGTTTCGATACTATCCCCACTAGATTCTTGAATAACGTTGGCTTCAGTGAAAAGTCTATAGTCTTGAATCTGACTTGATTTAACTCGGTCATCGATAACAACAGTGATAGCACCACCAAGATAAATTAGTTGCCCTTGAAATGTGGAAGTAATGCTGCGTAAGAGTTCAATAGAATCCGCATCACCAGCGATGGTTGCATCAAAGGTGATTTTATGATCATCGCAATATTGCTGTGCTTTGTAGAAAGACGCTAAATCAATATCCGAAAACCTTATACCAGGCTGATAAACGACTTGACTTAGAGGAGCATTTGTGGTGAATGTGCGTTGACCGGCCCCATAGCGAGGGTTAGTCAATAGATCAAGTACGACACATGCAGGATTACGAGAATACTGATAACTGACACTTAGGCTGCTGCTAAGAACTGGAACCTTTCGACCTCTGATCTTTGCCGTTATGGCGGGGAGAGTTGTTGTAGCACCTGCAGGGAAACTACACGCAAGCATAGAAGTAAAGGGATAAACAAGTTTCTCATTCCATAAAACTTCCATCGATAGCCACGTAATATCGGCCTTAGTCCATGTGAACTGTGTGGTGCTGTTACCGCCTTTCTTAGTAACTGGCCCTCTAACATCCCCGCGATCAATTCTCTCAACTTTTACTGATACTGGGTGCTGCACTCCAGTAATGGGAATCTCATGAACAGCCACCGTGTTTGATAAATTTCTAGAACGTTCAATGCTTACTTGGTAAAATTGCGCACCATTAGCAAAGGCTGTGATCTTATATACAAGCGGATTATTTGCACCTCCACTGTCATCAGTCTCTGTATAATCTCTATAAGAAGTACTAGTTTTGCCGTTGCTGACTACGCTTCGGGTCTTCGTCTGAAAGCACGGCCCTTCTTGAATACGCACCCGTAGCTTATCGGCATATGAATTATTAATCGATCTTATTTCTGTTGGACTAGGTGATTGTGCCTCGCTAATACGGTCTTCATAACTACCACCAGCTTTAGGAAAGGACGCTCCAATACGAAGATGAAAACCTTGATTCTGGAGCAGATTTAAAGACGATGATGAAGTTTGTGTGCCATTAGTGAACTGAATATTATCTACTCCAGCTGCTGCCGCCTTCAAGCCGTTGAAGAACAAATTATCATCCTGTGAGCCTGCAAATCCAGCAATTTCCCCCTCAGAAACAACCGCCATCCAAAACCCCTTGGGCTCATCGATATCAGTTCCGTCTTGAATATATGAGCTGACAACTGGCATTCTGGTGACAAGCGTCTCTCCATACACAACCGGCACAGGCGTACCATCGGCTGCTGTGGCTGATGCCGCATTTGTAATAGCATCATCCGCTGGACGGCCTTCCTCTGTCGAGGATGGGTCTGGTACTCCTGGGGCAAATAACCCCGCAACACCTGAGAAAATTAAACCAAAACCTAAAGATGCAATGGCAGGTGCAATAGCAGCTCCCACTGTCATCAAGCCGAAGCCTGTGAAGGCAAAAGCGACTAAAGCAATACCAATAAGAATTTTTCCAAAACTGCTGCCAAAAAATGAGCCCGTAATGACTGGAACCAAAGTCATCTGAGATGTTCCAAACGAAAGGTGGTCATAGCCAACCAACTCCTCGCTATTTAAAAGTTGAAAATAAACACCAAATTCATGCGCTGAAGATAAGAATGCACGGAAACCTGGCAAGAGATGGCACAAAGCTCTTATCGCTTCATTAGGTGTGCGCACATTTAATTCATGCTCATAGCCAAAGCGTTTGCCTGCTACTCCCTCTAGCCGTATCTTCATCATCTGTTTAAAACCTTGTCAAAAGTTTCGATCTGACCGGCAGGACTAAGGATCTCAAGCCTGTCTGCTTCGACAACATATAAATAAGAGGTTAGTTCCATATTGGCGGATACAACTATGTCGTGCTCACTAAAACTATGGTCACCTACAGGATGTGAATGAAAAATTACATCCGTACTGTATTTTAAATAATCTTGAGCGGAGATTAAAAAACCTCCCTCAGGCTCATCAGCTTGGTTTGCAACCTGTACGGGTTTTCCATCAACGACAAACCCACAGGCCTCGTCTGGCAATGCCTTACGGGATATCTGGGCTATACGACGATGTAAAAGCTTGGCCATAACTGCTATGAATTAGTGGTGGCAGGGAAGCCCCCAAAACGTAAGTCAGTGCCGAATCGCTCCTTACATGCACCTAGAGTTTTGGGACACTCATCAGGCGAACTGACCGCAGATCCAGTGTAATTACACTCAGGCCCACGGTACTCAAACGGGCAATAATTGCTGTACATCCTGCGCTTAGGCAGATTTAAGCCCTCAAGGTCAAATACGGAATTGAGTTCGTACACAACACCTAATTTGGTTTCCTCGGTTTTACGTGAAAACCACCATGTGTCGGGCGTGAAATGTGCGTTCGCGTCATATGATGACTGAGCCACACCATCAATTGCTTTCAAATACTTGGCATAAGTCCTTATGCGGGTAACGCTAAAACCAATTAGATCTTCAAAATCTAAATTATATAGTGTCATCTGCCCATACACGTTTGAAATGCTTAGCTTTGGCTGTGGCAATGAATTACTGCCACTTAATTCAAAGCCTGATGCTGCAATTGGTAGAGGTAGATAGGTACGCATTACGCCATCTCTGTCTACATATTGAACAGAGTTACCACCAGACTGCTCTGGAGACACAAGAAATAAATCATTCGTCCATGAAGACGCAAAAGTTGAACTGTTCCCAGTTATATGAAAAAGGATAATCGGAGAATCTTGAACTAGTTTCCGACTCTGCTTAATTATTTTTTGATTAGGCATAAGCGTGTGCCTCGATTAATGTGAAGCTAAATTCCATGGCACCGCTGGCGGGCATGATCCGACGCTGGTAAGTTGAATCCTTTAGACGATACCGACGTTGCTCAGTTGAAAAAGGCGTCAGTGTTGTCAAGAAGTAATCTCCCTTGCAGACCTTGTCGAGTCTGTTTTGGAATTGAGTTTGAATACCACCAGCCCTGATTGGTTCTGTTTTGACTGCATATTCAGTCATACGTGAATTAATTCCATCAGATGCAATGACTTCATAGCCATCTCCGTAACCATATTTACGGACTCTGTGTGAAGTAACCTCCTGTATATCTAGACGAAGATCAAGAGTTAAATTAACGTCGGCCATTGTAAAGAAGTCCTCCAACTCTGCGCTCATCCATGATCACACGCTTGACAGCGGAGTCGATGGCTTTACCTAGTTTATTGGCATTATCACCAGACGATTGTGTATCGGTCTGACCACCTTGATCAACATTAACCGTGATATTGGTTTGAACAGCTCCCGCTCCTCCACCTTTACCCATATCGACTGGTATAGATCGACCATTTGGTAATGGAACCACGGCTTCATTCATACCCCCCTCGCCGATCAAGGCGTTCGTAGGCCCGGTTACGATGCCTCCCTTGGCAAACTGTCTAATGCCAAAGTTAGGCCCAAAGGTTCCAAAACCTTGACCTCCACCGTTCTGAATAATTCCATTCCCCGCTCCGATTCCTACAGAACTAGGCATATCAACTTGTTGGCCTACATTTGCACCACCACCGAATGAACCACCAAACATTCCGATTGCCGACTTTAATAGCTGAATCACAATCAGTTTGGCGATCATCTGGCTAGCCATCTTCACGAAGGCTTCTCCAACAGACTTAAAGAAGCTTTGGAATGCTTGAGTGGCTGACATCGTGCCATTCACTAGACCTGAAATAGCCGTACTAATACTTTGCTCGATTGTTGATGCAATATCTACTATTCGAGCTTGAATATTATTGATATATTCCGACGCAGCGCCGATATATTCTCCAATCGCTCCTGCATTCTGTTTTTGTGCAATTGTCAGCTCATTAACCGCATCCTTGGCTAACTGAGCATTTGCGGTTATTTGAGCGACATTTTGATTGTATTCAGGTAGATCTTGATTTAAGGTCTGAATTCTGATCTGAGCTTCGCGCTCAATCTCGTCAATTCGTAGAAGGCCTTCGATACGAGCAGGCGAGACCCCCTCCATTAGCAACCGATTGCGAGTCCTGAGTGCTTGAGCCTCTAGACCGGCTTGCTGAGCGATGTCACGGAACCCAGCCGTTGATTGAGCGGTGGCTAATTGGCCAGCACGCTGATCTAACGAAGGTGCGGCGTTTCGGAACTGTTCTGAGTCCGCAGATGCAGACGCCTGTCCTGATAGCGCTTGGTTAAGTGTGTTTTGAGCACGGGCCATATCTGCCCCTGGAGCGGCCTCAGACAGGCGTTGTCGAGCTGCATTGACACGGGCCTCGGCAGCAGTGACTGCGTCTTCTAGCTGCTTCTGTTGCTCTCTTAGGGCTCTGCCAGCTTCTATACGGGCGTGGTTGATTGAAAGCTGTGCTTGGGCTATGCCTACAGCATTTGCTTCGGCAATAGTGTGATTGCGCTTCTCTAGTTCTCGCTGCAATTGATATCGCTGGTTCAGCAACTTGAGTGCTTGCTTTGAATCCAGAAATGCCAGTCGACGGCGACCCTCAGACATGATCTTGTCAATTTGTGCTTGCTTATCTCCGGTTTTCCCACTTAGATCTTCTTGAAGCTTTGCCAGCGCCCGCGCAGAATCCGCTTTTGCTCGGTCTTCAGGGTTGTTGTAAACAGCTTTGCTTCTCAGATCTTGTAAGGCGGTACGACGCGCCGAGACTTGAATCAATTGCTGCCTTGCGGCATCATCAAAACCGGTAAGTCGGTCATCAGTGAACTTGTCTGCAGGAATAAATCCAGCGCCTAAATTGGCATCATCCGCAACATTTCCCTCTTTTCTAAGTCTCGTTAGTGCGGTCTGATTCTCTTTAAGTAATTTGTCAATCTCCTGCTTTGACAGGGATGAACCACCAACACTTTTGATGAATTCCTTAGTACCTCCACCAAGAGTGTTAAAGCGAGCTTCGAGTTGTTTCAGCTTCTCGAGGCCATTAATGACAATATTGATTCCTAGAGTAATAAAGCCCAGACGGGCTAACGACAACATCGTTGTCTTCAACAGAAGCAGTTTCGGCATTGCTGCCACTGCTGCAAGACTCAGACCCTTTATTCCTAAGGCTGCTGCCGCTAAACCACCGACAAACTTGACGGCAACATTTAAACCTAAGGTTTTGCATGCAACTGCTAGTGCCGTTACACCTAGTGCTGCACTAGCGGCAATAATTCCTACGTTCCTGATTGGAGCAGGCAGATCAATAATATACCTAAGTAGATCTGTAACAGCTTGAACTAAAGGCAAAAGAACAGGCAGTAGTGTATCCCCAACTGCGACCCCTAAATCAGAAACAGCATTAGAGAATGCTTTGAACTTGGCGGCAGGCTGCTGAGCAATTAATTCTTTGATCTTTTCCTTGTTGAGTTCAAAACTCCCACTCAAAGAATTAATAAGAACATCAGACGTGATCTTGCCTTCAGATCCGAGCTTCTTGAGTTCTCCGACCGTTACATTCATCTCCTTGGCGATAGGAATCAAGACTCCAGGAATCTGCTCGCTGACAGATCGGAATTCATCGCCTGCAAGACGGCCACTACCAATAGCCTGACTTAATTGCATGAATGCAATTCTGGTGGACTCG